AGGTTAGAAGGACAAAACCGATAATGTTTGTTATGTTTGGAATACATAACACAAACAAATGCTGAAAATTTTTAAACCCATACTTTTGGTTTTTATAAAATCAAAAGCAATGAAAAGATTGATACTTGATCTGTTAAGAGCAATAGCTAAACAAACAGACAACACCATAGACGATCAAGCAGTTGATTTTATTGAAGCCAGAATGTACCCAAATTCCAGTACTGGACTTCAGTAACATGAACCAAAAAGAGTTCTTTCAAATACTAAAAGGTGAACCACCTGCTGAAGTAGAGTTTGAAATAGAACTTAAATGCAGAGAAATAAACGAATTACCTGATCTACTTATAAAGCAACACTGTTTTGACTTAGTAAAACAAGTTAAAATGCAAGACATGGTTTTAATATCTGCTCTTATGCACATCTCTGAAGCAGAAGCACTACTGTATAAGTATGAGACAGAGTTAAGACACTATAGAAAACAAACAAAACCAAATCTTTTTAATACATTACGTCAAAAGATATTTGGCAATACACCTAAAAAGTGATTATATTAAACAAAAAAGCTAGTAATCATGGATAAAAATTTAAAATTACTAAAGGTTATACACTATGAGTTAGCTAAACATATACTTGACTTGATAAAAAGTGGAGAAGCAAAGGCAGGAGACTTAAACGTAGCTAGACAATTCCTAAAAGATAATGGTATCGAGTGTATTCCTGTAGAAAATAACCCAATGGAAGACCTAATGAACAACTTACCAGACCTAGAAACTATCCCTTCTAGCGAACTATAATTGCATCCATTACCAGAAAAGCTACAAGACTTTAGATATTTCTTAATCGTTACTTGGAGACATCTAAACCTACCAGACCCTACACCTACTCAGTTAGATATAGCCGAATATCTACAATATGGTGCTAGAAGAAAGATCATACAGGGGTTTAGAGGTGTAGGTAAGAGTTGGATTACCAGTACTTACGTTGTTTGGCGATTAAGGATAGACCCACAACTAAAGTTTCTTGTAGTATCTGCCAGTAAAGACAGGGCTGACAACTTTACGACCTTTACTATGCGTCTTATAAACGAGATGCCTATACTTGCTCCACTAATCCCCAGAGACGACCAGAGAAACAGTAAGGTTAGCTTTGATGTAAGACCTGCCAGTGCCGATCATGCCCCTTCCTGCTCATCTAAGGGTGTGTTATCGCAGCTTGCAGGTAGTAGAGCAGATGAGGTCATAGCAGATGATTGCGAAGTACCTAACAATTCCTTCACTCAACCTATGAGAGACAAGCTATCCGAAGCTGTAAAAGAGTTTGAAGCTATATTAAAACCTAATGGCAAGATTACTTTCCTAGGTACACCACAAGTAGAGAACAGTTTGTACCTAACACTAGAAGAACGTGGATATGAAACACGAATATGGACAGCACGTTACCCAAACCTTAAGAACAACTACGGAGATCGCCTTGCACCACGGATTGCAAAAAATTTATTAGAGAAAATTGCAGAACCTAAAGACCCTGTTGACCCTATAAGGTTCTCAGCCATTGATCTAATGGAACGTGAAGCGTCTTATGGTCGTTCAGGATTCAATCTACAGTTTATGCTTGATACGACCCTCTCAGACCAAGATAGATACCCTTTAAAAATTAACGACCTAGTAATTATGTCGGTCAATAAGGAGTACGCACCTGAAAAAGTTATTTGGTCTAACTCTCCTGAGTATGTAATTACTGATTTACCCTGTGTTGGGTTCAATGGAGACAGGTATCATAGACCTGCACAAGAGTTCGGAGACTACATTGAATACACAGGAAGCGTAATGTTCGTTGACCCCTCTGGTACAGGTAAAGACCAGACAGCTATATCGTGTGTAAAGATGCTAAATGGTAACTTATTTGTCACAGAGTGCTTCGGTTTATCAGGAGGTTACTCTAATCATGTCCTAGAACGTATCGCTAGAACCGCTAGAGACAATAAAATCAATACAATTATCGTAGAACAAAACTTTGGTGGGGGTATGTTCTCTCAATTACTAAAGCCTTTCCTAATGAGATACCACCCTTGCGAAGTAAAAGACGTGCGAAACACCAAAACTAAAGAATTACGCATAATCGACACACTAGAACCTGTAATGAACTCTCATAGACTCATTATTGACCGCAGAGTTATGGAATATGACTTCAGATCTAACCCTGAAGAAACTCCTGAACGCAGATTAAAACTACAACTTGCATATCAACTTAGTCGTATCTCTAGAAATAAAGGTTCCTTAGTACATGATGACCTCGTTGACTCACTAGCAGGAGCAATCGCATACTGGACAGACTATATGGCTCAGACAGAAGACATGAACATATCTAAAAGACAAGATGAATTAATTAATACACACCTAGAAAACTGGGGTCATGTTCTTAATAACACTATCTCTCAATCTGCTATGGGGATGACTCCTGAACAGATAAGAAATTCTAATGTACCTAATGATGGTTTCATAAGCGGAGCTTATTAGGTTGCACTATAGGAGAAAGACTTCTCTAACTAAGCACACTAGGATTATCTTAGGATTACCTTAAGATGATCTTAGGAAAAAATTTTAGCAGAAAAATCTGAAGACCTTACACTTCTCTCGGAAAGTCGATCTTCCCCATTCGATTTTTTTCTTTTCTTTGAATTTCTTGGAGATTTGACATTTATTTAAGAAAAGTTATTGGTATCACTAGGGTCTGAGAATATTACTAGTATTCTTGAGGCTCTTCTAGTCAAAAATTTTTATAGGTACTTTTGTTTTTTCTTTTAATCGGTATGGGGTCAGGGTCAAAAGAAATATAAAGGGTCTAAGGATTCAAAAAGATATAGGGATTAAATCCAAAAGAAACAACAAAAGAATAAAAGAAATAAAAGGTAGTACAAAAATAAAAAGTGTGCGACCAGAGAGATTGATACATTTGTACTATGTTCAATGATACTAAGGGATTACAGCGACAACTTAACAAACAGTAATATTATTTTGTACTAGTTTCAGCAGTACAAAGAAGACCAATAAAAAGTATATATATATATTATTTATATTAATTACTTGACATACTGTATTCAGTAGACTAATTTAGTAATGTACCTTGAAAAATAAATAATTTGATTGGCGGAGCTATTGGGCTGTCACTTGCGACTTGCTCGCTTTCACACTGATACGAATTAAGGTCAGGTGGGAACTGAGGTCACGCACTGCCAAAAAGATTATTTCATAACTACTAACTGCAAATTGGCACTGCTCACTAGTTAGTAACAACTTCTAGAAGGTTTCTAAGAAGGGTTTATGAGACCCTTCTTTGAAGCACTCAAAGCTTCATTCTTTATCAAAAAAAACCATGACTATTTCAAAACCTAGAGTAAAAGTTGAAGAAGAAATTCTTAATGATTTCATGAGAATTATTGAAGAATCAAACGGTATTAATCCTTGGAGTAAACCTTGGAATCCTAGTTCTTCTGAAGGCCACATTAATTTCGTTACTGGTAATCGTTATCAAGGCATGAATGTAATTTTCTTAGAAATGTATCAATTTTCTAAGGGTCATGAATTGCCTTGTTGGGTTGGTTATCAGCAAGCGAAAAAAGAATTTAATTGTGTACCTAAAAAGGGATCTTCCGCAGCCCGAATTGTCCGACCTAATCCAATTAAGATAGATCTTAAAACTGATGACGGTAAGCCAGTTCTAGACAAAGAAGGCAACCCTGATTTCTACATGAAAATGACTTTCAAAGGAGCCTGTGTTTTTAATATTCAAGACCTAGTGGGTCTTGATGATGCAGCCCAACAAAAGCTAGACAACAAAATAGCTCAGTTCAAAGGCGAATGTCAGGAAAATGCAAGGCCACTTGCTGAAAGATGCAAAGATGCCCATGATCGCTTAATGATCTTCAAAGAAGATCTTAAAGGCGGTCTAAGACATGGCTCAGATAGAGCTTATTACAGAGATGATCTTGATTCTGTAACCATGCCAAACAGAGAAGACTTCAAGAGTGATGAAGCTTATCTTGCAACCCTAGCTCATGAGTTCTCTCATGCTTCAGGCCATAAAGATAGACTCAACCGCAAATGGCTTAACAACTATAGCCAGTACAGGCCACAGGAAGAGTTGGTTGCTGAGCTATCCGCAGTGCTGTGTGCTAATCGCTTACAGATTACCTGTGATACTCAAAACCATGCTTCATACCTTGGGGGTTGGGCTTCAAGAATCAAAGATTCTAAGAACCCTGCTCAAG